TCAAGAACTTTATAGAGATGCGCTCAAACAGCAAATTATACCTGCTCAAATTACTCCTCTTAATCAACCAATTAACATATTAGAGGAAGGTCAAGATTAGTTGTTGATATTCATAAATAACTAAAAAGTAGATAATGGCGCTCAATTTTCCTAATAGTCCTGCTTTAAATTCTACCCACGAAGAGAATGGGACTAAATGGTTATGGAATGGATCATCCTGGACTCGTGTAGTTTCAGCAGGTGCTCAAGGATTTCAAGGTGCAGTTGGCGCTCAAGGTGCACAAGGAGCACAAGGTGCTCAAGGAGATCAAGGTGCTCAAGGTGTACAAGGTAGCGTAGGTGCTCAAGGTGCTCAAGGTACAGCAGGTGCCCAAGGTGCTGTGGGATCACAGGGAGCTCAAGGTGCAGTTGGTGCTCAAGGAGCTCAAGGATCTGTAGGATCTCAAGGCGCTCAAGGTGCTGTGGGATCTCAAGGTGCTCAAGGAGCCCAAGGAGCTCAAGGTGCTCAAGGTGCACAGGGAGCTCAAGGCGCACAAGGTGCTACTGGTTCTGGAGGTTCTATTGGTTCCCAAGGAGCTCAGGGAGCTCAAGGTGCTCAAGGAGATCAAGGTGCTCAAGGTGCACAGGGATCTCAAGGTGCTCAAGGTGCACAGGGAGCTCAAGGCGCTCAAGGTGCTCAAGGTGCACAGGGAGTTCAAGGTGCCATAGGATCTCAGGGTGCTGTAGGTACACAAGGAGCTCAAGGTGCTCAGGGTGCTCAAGGCGCTCAAGGTGCACAGGGAGCTCAAGGTGCTCAAGGAGCCCAAGGTGCACAGGGAGCTCAAGGAGTTCAAGGTGTATCTGGTGTTCAAGGATCTGGTGGTGCTCAAGGCGCTCAAGGTGCACAAGGTGCTGATGGTAACTTTGGTGGCGCTACATTTGATTATACCTTCAGTACAACTACGACTGATAGTGATCCAGGAACTGGAACTTTAAGATTCAATAACAGTGACTTGAGTTCCGCTACTCAAATGTTCATTGACGATGAATCTGATGGTGCTATTGACATTCAAGTGTATTTGAGAACCATCGATGATTCAACCTCGGGGATTAGAGGTCACTTTAGAATTTCTAACAGACTAAATTCTGCCGATTTTACTCTCTTCACAATTGATGGTGTAGCTACAGAAGCGACGGGATATTTTAAGGTTCCTTGTACAAGACTTTCTGGATCAACGTCTTATAGTAACGGTGAAGATATTATTATCACCTTTGCGAGAACTGGGGACAAAGGAGACACTGGAACTACTGGTGCTCAAGGAGCTCAAGGCGCTCAAGGTGCTCAAGGTGCTGTAGGATCTCAAGGTGCCCAAGGTGCAGTAGGATCTCAAGGCGCTCAAGGTGCAGTAGGTGCTCAAGGATCTCAAGGTGCTCAGGGTGCATCTGGTGTTCAAGGATCTGGTGGTGCTCAGGGTGTTCAGGGCGCTCAAGGAGCTCAAGGTGTTCAAGGTGCAGTTGGTGCTCAAGGTGCTCAAGGTGCAACTGGTGCAGCTGGCGCTCAGGGATCTGTAGGTTCTATTGGTTCCCAAGGGGCTCAAGGTGCAGTAGGAGCTCAAGGTGCTCAAGGTGCTCAAGGTGCAACTGGTGCAGCTGGCGCTCAGGGATCTGTAGGTTCTATTGGTTCCCAAGGGGCTCAAGGTGCAGTAGGAGCTCAAGGTGCCCAAGGTTCCCCAGGGGGCATCGGTGCTCAAGGTGCTCAAGGCGCTGTAGGTGCTCAAGGTGCAGTTGGTGCTCAAGGTGCTCAAGGTGCTCAAGGTGCAACTGGTGCAGCTGGCGCTCAGGGATCTGTAGGTTCTCAAGGTGTTCAGGGAGCTCAAGGTGTTCAGGGCGCTCAGGGGGCTCAAGGTGCTAGTGGTTCCGTAGGAGCTCAAGGTGTTCAGGGCGCTCAGGGGGCTCAAGGTGCTAGTGTCACTGGACCACCAGGACCTACTGGACCTACTGGACCTACTGGACCATCGGGATCTAGTGTCACTGGACCACCAGGACCTACTGGACCTACTGGACCTACTGGATCTACTGGACCATCGGGATCTAGTGTCACTGGACCACCAGGACCTACTGGACCAACAGGTGCACAGGGAGCTCAAGGGTCTGCTGGTTCTGGATCTGAATCATTTGCAGCTGGAACAGCATTAATTTTTGTTCAAGCAAGTGCGCCGACTGGATGGGTAAAAGTTACTTCATCTGGTGTCAATGATAGAACTTTAAGAGTTGTAAGTGGCGCCGCAGCAGGTGGTACTGTCGGAGGCACATACGCATTTTCATCTATATTTACTAGTAACAGATTAGTTTCTGTATCAGGAACTTCTGGTGCCACTACATTAACAGCAGGTCAAATACCATATCATACACACAATTATCTTGATAGATATGTCACTAGTGTAAATGGAGGTTCATTTTCTGGACCACTTAATCCTGCATCAATTACTGGTGTTAATCTATCAGATAATACCAGAACCACCGATAGTGGTCAAACTGGAACACCTGCTGTGGGCAATGGATCTCATACTCACAGTCTTTCACTATCTGGTGGAATGGAATTTGCTGTTGGATACGTAGATGTTATAATTTGTACAAAGAGTTAAATTTAAAGGAGTTCTAACAATGCGAGTAACAATTATCCCAATAGATAAGTTTATTAGAAAAGATAATAATTTTGTAAATTTGCCAGAGTGGAATTTTAATGATTCCAATATTCATGCAATTCAATGGTACGATAATTGGGGAGAAGTTGAATATACGGGAAACCCCAAACCTTTAAATGATTTAATTCATAATGATTCTATTTTGCAACCATATCTCACTGCTTTAGATGAATATTTGTCTAATCTTGACGATAATGAAGATAATGCTACAACGACTATATCTCCAACAATTTGATTATAAATTAATACTTAATTCTTAAATTATGAATAATTATAATATTTTATTAAAAAATTTATTGGATATTGTCAATACACATGAATTTACTTTAACTGAAGATGATGTCTTAAATTTATTAAAAATAAGACATAGGTGGCCATTTAATAAATGTTTACCACATTCTAAAAGTGAACTATTTTATAATGGAGTCCCACCAGTTATAACAATTTCTCAATGGCGTCAAAATTATTGGGGTTCATACTATGATGCATCGGGAATATTTTTATACGATCAATGGAAAAAAGCATATGATTTGGGATTTACGACAATTTTAAGTGATATTTTAGATCTTACAGAAGAATTGAGAGATTTAGATCAAAAAATGTACGCACTTTCTGGTGCTTCAATGGATGCTAACTTTTATTTTTCTAAAGGATCTGAAGATCATCGAGTTAGTTTTGATGCACATATGCATGATTATGATGTAATCGTAAAAATGATTTATGGGAAGTGTCTTTGGAAAATTGGCGATGAATTTGTAGAAATGGAAGATAATACTGCACTGATACCAGCAGGCACTCCTCATTATGTAGTTCAATCTAAATCAAAAAAACTTTCATTAACCATTAACCTTCATTAAATAAATATTGTAGATAAACAAAAACTAATGAGACTTACTATTATACCCTCTGACAAAGTAATCGGAATTGATGGTATTTTTTTATTGTGCAATCCGATAACCAAAGCCGTGAAACTCTGATAATGGTCTTGAAAGTGTCGAAGTCATACGCAACGATCCAACGGCAGATAAGTCAGAGAATTAATATCGCCAAGACTTCCTTTACACCAGGTATTAAACGACAGACTGATACGCTCTGTCTCTGATTGGTTTGCGGGAACACTGTGCGCCAGATTGCTGGGAAAGATAATCAGTTCTCCCATCTTCATCGGCAATAGAAAAGTTGCACTGTTAAAGTTATTGAACTTCTCACACTGCAGACTCACATCTCTTTGTTCTTTACTGCGAAACTGAATCGGAGGTAGTTGTTCATTGATGACTGGATACCAGACTCCACTTACCATACTATTAGGATGCACGTGTTCACGGTGCGATTCACCTTTACCAGATTTATTAATCCAGGACTGTGTAATCACCATCTCATTGTTAGAGTTCATAATTTCTTTAACGAACTTATGAAGTTTTGATTCAATAAATGCTTTGATATTACCCAATACTGGATTATCTAATACAAAAGTATCTTCTGATTGTCTGTTATAATGAATCACATTACCTGCATCACCACCTTTATTCTCTCTGCGACAAGCTAATCCACGAATGTATTCCAGTTCCTTTTCATAAGGTAATGGATATCGTGCGATAAGAACTGGTGTTGGAAACAATAATAAAAGTCCGTCTTGCATAGATTAGAAATTTTCTTAGTATTCTACCAGAGTCTTAAAGATAAATCAAGATCTTCTTATCTTTAATCTAGACAAAGTGACTCAAAACTACAACGCTCTGAAACAAAGATTTGGGTATTAGTAAGTCTTATGACCATTGACGCCATCTCTGAGATGCTCTATAATATGGGGGTAATCAAGAAAACCCCCAATGAGCACCGCACAAGAAACCGTTCAAGGTATTGTGAGTGAATCAGTCGGAGTTGGAACTTCTTCAATATCAGAAAACGTGATATAATATAGTTTTAGTTATGGCTAAGATAAAACCAGGTAACTTTTGTCCACTGATTAAAAAAGATTGTGTAGGAATCAAGTGTGCTTGGTATACTCAAATGAGAGGTACAAATCCAAACACAGGAGAACCAGTTGATGAATGGGGATGTGCTGTAACTTGGATGCCTGTGATGGCTGTCGAAATTGCACAAAAATCAAATCAAACTGGAGCAGCTGTAGAAAGTTTTAGAAATGAAGTTGTAAAAGCAAACTATCAAAATCAAGAACTTTATAGAGATGCGCTTAAACAGCAAATTATGCCTGCTCAAATTACTCCTCTTAATCAACCAATTAATATTAATATACTGGAAGAGGGAAAGGATGAATGATCTAATTAAAGTCATTAAAGTCGTTGATGATGAAGATCTTAAAGTAATTAATGATTACATTGACACTCTAACTTTTAATGAAAATACAGTATTTTATTCTGACAACAAAGCAAAAGTTAATACTTCAGTAAGATCAAGTTTAGGATCTTTTATGGATGATAATCACGAAGTTACACAACTTTTACACAATAAAATAAATGATTGTTTGTTAGATTATAGGAACCAATTAATTAAAATCAATTCAATCTTTGAATATTATCCAGTTCCTGGTGGTTATCATACATCTTCTCACAGAGAAGGAATTCAAATTTTAGAATATTCTTTAGATCAAGGGTATAAATTTCATCATGATGTCTCAAACAATCCAAATTCTAAAGAGTATCATAGGCAAATATCAGTCGTTATTTATTTGAATGATGGTTTTGAAGGTGGTGGAACAGAATTTCCCCATCAAACTTTTAAACCACCCGCAGGATATGGATTATTTTTTCCATCCAATTGGAGTTTCCCACACTCTGGACAAAAAGTTTTAAGTGGGAAAAAAAGAGCTGCTGTAACTTGGTACTATATGAATGATCATAGTGCTTGAGTAATAAATAACTAAAAAGTAGATAATGGCGGCACTAGATTTTCCAAATAATCCCGCTCTTAATGATTTTTATGTTGCCAATGGTAGAAGGTGGCAATGGAATGGGACTGCTTGGCAGAGAATTCCTGATCCTGGTGCACAAGGTGTTCAAGGCGCTGTAGGTGCACAGGGAGTTCAAGGTGCCATAGGATCTCAGGGTGCTGTAGGTACACAAGGAGCTCAAGGTGCTCAGGGTGCTCAAGGCGCTCAAGGTGCACAGGGAGCTCAAGGTGCTCAAGGAGCTCAAGGTGCTCAAGGAGCCCAAGGTGCACAGGGAGCTCAAGGAGTTCAAGGTGTATCTGGTGTTCAAGGATCTGGTGGTGCTCAAGGCGCTCAAGGTGCACAAGGTGCTGATGGTAACTTTGGTGGTGCTACATTTGATTATACCTTTAGCACTAGCACAACCGATAGTGATCCAGGAACTGGAACTTTAAGATTCAATAACAGTGACTTGAGTTCCGCTACTCAAATGTTCATTGACGATGAATCTGATGGTGCTATTGACATTCAAGTGTATCTAAGAACTATTGATGATTCAACCTCGGGGATTAGAGGTCACTTTAGAATTTCTAACAAACTAAATTCTGCCGATTTTACTCTCTTCACAATTGACGGCGCAATTACGGAGGCAACAGGATATTTTAAGGTTCCTTGTACAAGACTTTCTGGATCAACGTCTTATAGTAACGGTGAAGATATTATTATCACCTTTGCGAGAACTGGTGATAAAGGAGACACTGGAACTACTGGTGCTCAAGGAGTTCAAGGCGCTGTAGGTGCCCAAGGAGCTCAAGGTGCTCAAGGTGCCCAAGGTGCTGCTGGTGGTACAGGTGGTGTTGGTGCTCAAGGAGCTCAAGGCGCTCAAGGTGCTCAAGGAGTTCAAGGTGCACAAGGAGTTCAGGGAGCGAGTTTTAACAGAACAGAATATAATTATACTGCAACAGCAAGTCAAACAACTTTTAATGCGACTTATGTTGATGGAACAGATATTGATGTATTTCTTAATGGTATAAGGTTAACGCCAGCAGAATACACAGCGACAAGTGGGACAAATGTTGTCTTGGTAACTGCTGCGACTGCAGGTGAAATAGTTGATATTTTAACTTTTCAATCTGCTGGACCTCAAGGTCCACAAGGTGCTCAAGGAGCTCAAGGTGTTCAAGGTGCTCAAGGCGCTCAAGGTGCCCAAGGAGCTCAAGGAGCTGCTGGTGGTACAGGTGGTGTTGGTGCTCAAGGTGCTCAAGGTGCTCAAGGTGCACAAGGAGCTCAAGGTGCAGTTGGTGCTCAAGGATCTGCTGGTGTCCAAGGTGCTCAAGGTGCAGTAGGAGCTCAAGGTGCAGTTGGTGCTCAAGGAGCTCAAGGCGCTGTAGGTGCCCAAGGCGCTCAAGGTGCTACAGGTGCAGTTGGTGCTCAAGGAGCTCAAGGTGCTGTAGGTGCTCAAGGAGCTCAAGGAGCTCAAGGAGCTCAAGGTGCTGCTGGTGGTGCAGGTGGCACTGGTGCTCAAGGTGCCCAAGGAGCTCAAGGTGCTGCTGGTGGTGCAGGTGGCACTGGTGCTCAAGGTGCTCAAGGTGCAACTGGTTCTCCTGGAGCTCAAGGTGCTCAAGGTGCTACTGGTGGTGCAGGTGGCGCTGGTGTTCAAGGTGCTCAAGGTGCAACTGGTTCTCCTGGAGCTCAAGGTGCTCAGGGTGTTCAAGGTGCCATTGGTTCTGCATCCGCTGTGATTCCCTCTGGATCCGTGATGATATTTTATCAAGCATCAGCACCGACTGGTTGGACTAAACAAACTACTCATAATGATAAATCTTTAAGAGTTGTATCTGGCGCTGGGGGCGGATCTGGTGGTTCAACAGCATTTACAAGTGTTTTTGCATCTAGAACTCCCTCTGGTAGCGTTTCAGTTTCTAATGCTGCATTTACATTATCTATAAATGAAATTCCGAGTCATACGCATACCACGCCATTCTCCAATAATCCAAGCACTCCCTTTCCTGGTGTACAAGTAACTAATTTTAATAGATTTGTTACTCATGATATTGCTACAAGTGCTACTGGCGGCGGCGGTTCACACACTCACGCAAACACCGCTTCTTTCAGTGGATCGTCAATGGACTTTGCAGTCCAGTACATAGATGTTATACTTTGTAGTAAAGATTAATCGAGGATAACTAGCAATGAGAGTAACAATTATACCTGCTCAAATTACTCCTCTTAATCAACCAATTAACATATTAGAGGAAGGTCAAAATTAGTTGTTGATATTCATAAATAACTAAAAACTTGTAATGGCAAACAATAGAGAAATATCTCAATTTGGAAATTATCTGACGATAGATGAAGGCATTAATAATAATGTTGGTATCGCAACCACTGTCAGAATTTCTGGTGGTGGTGGACTTTTTGTTGGTGGGATTGAAGTCATTAGTCCAACAGGAATTTGGAAAGGTTCTAGTTCGGGTCTTATAGGATCTCAAGGAGCTCAAGGTGCACAGGGAGCTCAAGGTGCAGTTGGTGCTCAAGGAGCTCAAGGTGTAGTAGGAGCTCAAGGTGCTCAAGGCGCTGTGGGATCACAAGGTGCACAAGGTGCCGTAGGATCTCAAGGTGCTCAAGGTGCTCAAGGATCTCCTGGTTCTGCCACTACTGGTGCACAAGGTGCTCAAGGTGCTCAAGGTGCTCAAGGTGCTCAAGGAGCTCAAGGTGCACAAGGTGCTCAAGGTGCTCAAGGTGCTACAGGTGCTGTAGGGTCTCAAGGTGCTCAAGGTGCTCAAGGAGCTCAAGGTGCACAAGGTGCTCAAGGTGCTCAAGGTGCTACAGGTGCAGTTGGTGCTCAAGGAGCTCAAGGCGCTGTTGGTGCTCAAGGAGCTCAAGGAGCTCCTGGTTCTGCCACTACTGGTGCACAAGGTGCTCAAGGAGCTCAAGGATCTCAAGGTGCTCAAGGAGCTCCTGGTTCTGCCACTACTGGTGCACAAGGTGCTGTTGGTGCTCAAGGTGCTCAAGGAGCTCCTGGTTCTGCCACTACTGGTGCTCAAGGGGCTCAAGGTGCTGCTGGTGGTGCAGGTGGCACTGGTGCTCAAGGTGCCCAAGGAGCTCAAGGTGCTGCTGGCGGTGCAGGTGGCACTGGTGCTCAAGGTGCTCAAGGCGCCCAAGGTGCAACTGGTTCTCCTGGATCTCAAGGTGCTCAAGGTGCTACAGGTTCTGCTGGTGCTCAAGGTGCACAAGGTGCTGGTGGACCCACTGGTGGTTCTAATACTCAGGTACTCTTCAACTCATCAGGATCCGCGTCTGGTGATGCGGCGATGACCTTTAACTCAACAGATAAACTGTTGACAATGACGGACGGTTTCTATGCTAATGATACTGAACTAAATACAACCAGAACATTCCCAACTTCTGGTACGCTCAACGGTGGAGTATTCGGACCTTATACAATTGCGTCTGGAGTAACTCTGACGATTAGTTCTGGTTCCAACTTCACTATCTTATAATATATAATAGACAGAGGAAATAAGAAAATTATGGCAACTTATGATTACGCAAACAAAAGAATTATCTATCCTAATGATGAGGGTGGAGTTTCTATTGTCGTGCCCGCACCTGACTGTGAACTCTCACTAGAACAGATTGCTGGAAAAGACGTGCCAGCAGGAAAACCCTATCAGATTGTTGATGTTTCTGAAGTTCCTGATGATAGAACTTACAGAAATGCCTGGACTTACGAGGAGAACTAAAATGCCTATCGGAATTAATGTAGACAAAGCAAAAGAAATTCACAAGAATAAAATCCGTGAAGTTCGCAACCCACTTCTTCAGGCAAAAGACGTGGAGTATATGAGAGCACAAGAAGTAGGTAACACTGAAAAGGTTGCTGAAATCGTTGCTGAGAAGCAGGCTCTGCGTGATGCTACAACTCTTGTGAATGATGTTGAGATTACTGCGACCTCTGTTCTTGGTGTGACCGAAGAACTGAAGCAAGTATGGGATGAAACTGTATTAGGAACTAACCCACTAGTATGAGTACCTTAAAGACTAATACCATACAACACCTCACTTCAGGTTTTAATAATGTAGTTCAGTTTGTTGATGGTGCTGGAACTCAGAATGGTACTCTGTGTCGTGCTTGGGTCAATTTCAACGGCACTAGTACTGTTGCGATTCGTGCCCAGTTTAATGTAACTTCAATTACTGATAATGGAACTGGTGATTATACTGTGAATTTTAGTAATGCAATGTCTGATGCAAATTATGCTGCTGTTGGTATGGGTGGACCCGCTGCCACAAACACTAGACCATACATAGTTGATGCTTATTCCTATAGCACTGGATCTTTAGCAATAGCGTCTCACTTAGTTGATTCATCTGGTCCTGGATTTTATTATGATAATACTAATATTTGTATTGCAGTCTTCCGTTAAACCACCATACATAATACTGAGAGGAAATAAAAAATGAGCCAGTTAAGAACTAACAGTATTGTACCAGTCGGAGGAATACCAGCAGGTGCCAGTGGTGGGGGTGTTGTTCAAACTGTCCAATCAACTCTTACTTCTGTTATTAGTTATAATAGTGGAGGGGCACAAATTCCGATTACAGCATCAATCACTCCACGTTCATCGTCCAATAAAATTTTAATTATTGGTCAAATTTGTTGTGATATTGATTCGAGCTCTAGAGGATTTCTTTCTTTATCTAAAGCTGGTAGTAAAATAACTGCCTATCAGGGGGACGCCGCCGGAAGCAGAACTTTGGCAGTTGGTAATATGGAAAATAATGACACTGGGGTTGCACAAATTTATACTTTGTGTTATTTGGATAGTCCAGCAACAACTTCTTCAACTACCTATGGTATTGTAATGGAAAGAGATGGTAGTACTATGTACGTCAATAGAAGCTCCGATGACAGTAATTCTGGCACTAGAATGAGAGGAGCTACTTCACTTACACTATTGGAGATTTCGGGATAATGGATATTACATCTGTATTAAAAAAATATTATTCAAACGCAGAATGGGTAGTCACAAATGAAGACTATAACCAACTCCAGTGGTTCTCAGAAGACATTCCAAAACCAACAATTTTAGAAGTTGAAGCCAAGATTGCTGAACTAAGGGCAGCAGAACCAATGAGACTTCTGCGTATAGAAAGAGACAGACTGATTGCTGAAACTGATTGGTGGGTTCTTCCAGATAGAACACCAACATCAGAACAACTGGCTTATCGTCAAGCCTTAAGGGATCTTCCCTCCACATCGACACCAGTATTAGATCCTACAACCCGATTGGGTATTTCTGGTGTCACTTGGCCAGTTAAACCCTAAGGAGGTCTTATGAGCACACTACGCTGTACAAATCTTCAAGATACCTCTGGTAGTAACAGCAGCACCACATCAGAGATTAAGAGTGGAAGGGTTAAGGCGTGGGTGAATTTTAATGGCCAGGGTGCTGTTGCGATTCGTGCTCAGTTTAATGTGAGTTCTATTACTGATAATGGCACTGGTGATTACACTGTAAATTATAGTCCTGCATTAAGTGATGCTAATTATGTTTTTTATGGATCGATTGTGTCTGCCACTTCAGCGACATCAATTTACTCATATTCATTCATATCTGGACCAGCTAGTACTAATCAAATGCTACATACCACCTCGGCAACTAGATTTAACACAACTCACATTGATGGTCCTACATATGATCATGAAATGGTTCAAGTTGCCGTTAATGGAAATTGAATTCATCAGAAATTAACGATCTCATTTATCATCCTCACATTTCTTAATGATTTTTATGTTGCCAATGGTAGAAGGTGGCATTAAAGATTTGATTGCTCTTAATGAAAGTGTTGAACTGGCACACTTGACACCCGCCCTAGGACACCCTATAATATGAGGGTAATCAAGAAAACCCCCAATGAGCACCGCACAAGAAACCGTTCAAGGTATTGTGATTGATGTATGCACCCGCACCTTCCTGCTGTTGAGCGATCAGGGCAGCGAGCGTCTTGTAGAGTGTGAGACTGTTGAAGAGTTTATGAACGTTCTGGAAGTGGTCACCGCACAACTGGATCCAGAACAGATCGAGTATGCCGACCTTGCCATTCGTGGTGAGAAAAACTAAATAACAGGACAATGGAAGTTTTCACTGTGGAAGAGTTTCAAGAGAGGTTTGATGAACTGATGGAACGTGTTGAAAATGGAGAGACCTTAGGAATCGTCAACGAAGACGGGCAGGCAGTAGTGGTGATGCCCGCAGACGAGGAACTTATACGAATACACACCGAGTTAAACAACGAAGCCCCTTGAGGGAGTGTAGCTTAATCGGTCAGAGCGCCCTGCTTATAACGGGGTAGTCTGGGTTCAATTCCCAGCACTCCTATTGCTCCTTTAGCAATCTGGTGAATGCAGCGAACTCATAATTCGCCTGAGGCGTGTTCGATCCACGCAAGGAGCACCTATGCCCGTGTATCCCAGCGGAAGAGGAAATCGACTTAAAATCGATCAAGCGTGAGTTCGAATCTCACCACGGGTATAAAATAAATATAAGATATGGGAATTAAACCCTATGTCTTATAGAATAGACACTGCATATTGCTGGTATAATAACGGCAGTATGATTGTGAAAATGTATTTTATTTCGGGAGTTCCTTTCACATTTGATGAAATGCCAGAAGGTCATTTGCAAGATGAAGACTTATGTAGACTAGCAGATCAGAATAGATCGTTTGAAATAGAAGACTTATATCAAACTTCTTTCTATCTTATAGCAGAAGAAGCGCATCCTTGTCTCTTTCCAATGGATCTAGAAAACCCAGAAGATATGCCAGATGATCTAGAATATGAATATAATGAGGAGGATTTGACTTCATAAATAAAGAATAGAAATAACCTAGAAGTCATAATACGATGCCTTTAAATAAGCTTGAAAATTTCATCAAGAATACGGAAGGAAGAATCTTATATGTCAA